GAAGAGTATCGTTGTTTTAATATATCATTCATAACTGAAAATATTTGTATATCTAAAACATCTTCAATGATACCTCTTCTGTCTTTTGTAGACATCTGCATAAATGGTGTGAATGTAGAACTACCTAGAACTATAACTTGAGTAAATGACTTATAGTTTAATTTAAGTATTTGTTGTTCAAGAATAGCCTGATAGTCTCTCATATTGGCGTCTTGATGTATAAAGTTACCATTTAGATATATCTCTAGAAAACTTTTCTTGATACCTCTTCGTACCATGTATTGTTTTCTACCAATAGAAAACTCAACTTCAACAACTGTTTTTCTTTTGTTGATTGAGTTAACTAAAGCTTTTTGAGGTATGTTTCTGAATGGTTTACCAAATAAACCAAAAGTTAAGGCATCAAGAATTGTTGATTTGCCTGAACCATTTGCCCCTATAATTAATGTTGTGGGTTTTCTATCTAACTGTATCTCGGTAAATGTATCACCTGTAGATAAAAAGTTCTTATATCGAACTTTATGAAATTTTATCATACTATATAATTTTTTCTAGTTGTTGATTCTTTCTCGTCTTTTCTAATTCCTTTGGTGCCCTCACCAAATCCATAAAATATACTCACTACTACACCTACAAGTAAAAACCATAATATACCAACAATGATTACAAAATCTATCATGTTTTGATTTTTCCTTTTGGTGGTGTAATGATACTACTAAAAGCTTCTTGATATTGATTTAGTAGTTTCTGTTGTGGGTCTACTGACCATACGACACTATTAGAATGTAATTTTATATTACCATCACCTAATATATTATAAGGATAAAGACTTACTTTTGGTCCTTGTCCTTCGACAGCCTGTTGATGAATATATAAAGGATTCTTTATGTAGTCATATTGATAAGGCTTTTCTAATTCAGCGATTATCATTTCGCCTGTAATTAATTGTATTATTTTTATCATATTAAAACATCCAAACTTTCTGTATATAACGACCTCATAAGGTCTGATAACTTCTGTCTATCGCCATCTATCTCTAGGTTTTTGATATGATTGTTTAAGATTGTCAAAGTATCTTGTGCTTCACCAGTAAATTCTTCATCTGATAAAACATCTAGATTACCATGGTCTTCAACTATTTTCAAATCAGCTGGCCCTGCCTGTATCATTTGTTCAGTCATAATATCAAACCAATAAGGTTCGTTTTTATTTACTACTACAACTTTTACAAAACAATTTTTTAGATGTGAAAAGTCTTTTGTCTTGATAGACATAAGTGTTTCTTTAGTATCATCATAAAATACTTTCTTATGTATAGTTAATGGATTTCTTACTGGTGTTATCTCTCTCGTATCAGTATCAAGAATATGAAAATGTTTATCATCACCATAGTCTGACCATGTAAACTCCATTTGAGAACCTAGATATCTTATATTATCTAGATTTGATTTATGATGAAAATGGCCTGAATATACTTGTTCGAATCTTTTAAACCAAGAAGCTGGTGTTCCACCACCATGAAAATGACCTGGATACATTTCAGCACCATTTACTTCTAAATGACTCATAACAATATCAGCTTCTGCTATACCTAGATATTCTTCAACATCTTCTATGTTTTCTGAATTAATCCATGGTAATAAAAGTATATCTAAACCATCATAATTTTTAATCGTTGGGTCTTTGTATACATTTATAAAATCAAAGTTTAGTAGATAGTCTGGACTATTTAAATCATTTGTTGATTTAAAATATATATCATGATTACCAACAATTAAATCCATTGTAATGCCTTCTCTTTCTAAGACACTTACAAAATGTTCATAGTTCTTATGTAAAGAAAAGAAATTAACATCACGCCTTCTATCAAAGTAATCACCTAAATGAATGATATGTTTTATATCGTGTTTCTTTAGATACGGAAAAAATATTTCAGTATAGAATCTTCCTTGATACTCGGCGAATATTTGGTTATTATTACGAACACCTGCGTGGGTGTCGTTTAAAAGTGCTATTTTCATGAATCTTTCTTTTTCGAACCGCGTGGTTTATAGTTAACAGGTACCATATTTTGTTGTAAGAATTCTATATAGGTATTTTTACCATCACTTGGTGAACCATCTATAGAATCGGCCATATCAGTTAGTATACCTGACTCCATTATAGCCTTTTGTTTTATAGCTTGTTGTTTCTTTTCTTTTTGAATTCTTCTTAGAAACGCAAAATATATAATTTGTGTTATATAAGCAAATGCGTTATTTGATTTTTCTTCGTTAAAATTTTCTATGTATTGTAAACAGTTTTCAATACCATCACATATCATTTCATCTCTATAAGAATAATTAATAAAGTTTGGTTTAGTTGATAGTCTAGTTGCTATCTTATAGATACACTCACCGATATATTCTGATATTTTAGGTTTCTCCAGACCTTTTTTATCTGCTAATCTACATGCTGAATTATGTTCTATTATCGCTGCAGTAAACTCTTTATTGTTTACATAATGCTCAGAACCTTTTTTTTGTCTTGCCATATTATTATGATCTCACTTTTTCACGGATAGTCAACCCTAAAAAGACGCTTGACACATACTAATCTCATGATACCATGGAACTTGTCCCAAAGGAGAGATCAAGCTAGCGGCTCTTCTTGAGTTCTTCTATCTCTTTTTCTAATTGTTCTATCCTTTTTGAAACTAAAGGATATACTTCATGAAATTTTTTATCTTGTTTTATAATATCAATACCTAATTTATCTTCACACCATTTATCTAGTTTAAGTAATGTTGGCATCATAAAATTAAATACACCTGTTGTGGCTAATTTAAGAATGATAGCCCTTATTATGGCCAATAAAAAAGAAAACATTAGTGAATAATATCGTCTTCATTAGGGCCCTCACTACTACTATTAAAGTATTCATCTTCAATCATATCTTCTAATAGTCTTTCATCTTCAAAATCTCTAAATTCTTTTGAGAATCTTTTCTTCAACATTTTTTCTAACATTTCTCTTTCTTCTTTGTAGACTTGTTGAGCTCCCTTTATTTCAACTTTTTCATCATCTTTTATTGACAACCAACTAGTACAAGCTTCGTCATATAAATTAACGAACTTATCATCTAATTCATTCATAAACAAGATACTATCTTTATCAATAGTTATGTGGTCTTCTTTTGAGAATGGATTTGTTGGACCTAAATTTACTAACACACCACCTGTCGCTGCGGCCGTTAGTGAAACATTCATAGGGAAATGTAATTCGAATTGATTATGTAATGGCATCTCTTTGACCATTGCAAACATTTCTTTACCGTTTACTAATTTTAAAAATTTATATTTTGTATTTTCGTCTATTATTGGCATTTTGGTATCCTAACCGAATGTATTTCGTAAGTAAAATTTTCTTTACTATAGATATTTATCCTTTCCGAAAAGTGCCTTAAAGTATAGTTTGTATTTTTATTATGACTTAGGTCATCAGCTATATCGTATAAAACTACATCATCTTTATCATTACCCTTTCTTAGGCCTCTTCCGATTGATTGTAAGTTTCTTATTTTAGACTTACTTGGTGAAGAGAATACTATATTATGTAGTCTCTTTATATTTACACCTGTTGAAAATGTACCAAAAGAAGCTACTATAATCGCATCTTTTTCTCTCTCAACTATCTCTCTTACTTTTTCTCTATCAACCGCGTCTGTTCCACCGAAAACGAAAAAAACTTTTCTGTCTAATTTATCTAACATATCATACAAAGGCTTTCCATGTTTCTCTACAAACTGAAAAAGAACTAAAGTATTTCCTTTTAAATCTGATACTAGATTTTTTATGAAGTTGTTTCTCTTTTCATTTCTTACAATCCAATCTATCTCTTCTTGATAAGACATCTTAGATACCATCTGTCTTTCTTGTTTATCATAATCTAATACTAAACACTTAATACTAAGATTAGCTAATGTTCCTGACTCCATCAGTTCTTTTGATGTTGTTACATAATATGCTGGCCCAAATAGACCTTCTAGTTGTAGTTTATGAGTAACAGTATCTTGAAGTGTTCCTGTAGTTCCTATTTTATATTTCACTTCTGTTAAAGATTCCATTATCTTTGTTAATGATTTAGCTTGAAATAAATGTGCCTCGTCTCCTATGACCATACCAAACTGATTACCGAAATCTTTACCCATGCGTGTCATTGTCTGCCATGTTGTAACTACTACATGACTATCTGAGATATCTTTATTACCACCATACAACTTGGCGACATTCCCTTTGAATCCATAGTCAGCAAAGTCTTTGGTCATTTGTTCTACTAATGATGTTGTTGGTACTATCACTAGAACTCTTCCATTCTTCTTGAGAAAGTTATATCTAAGTAATGAGTAAATTATAAGTGATTTACCTGAAGCTGTCGGAGATACTAGAATACATTTTTGTTTCTGAGCTGCGAATGCTACTGCCTTCTTTTGATAGTCTCTAAGTTCAAGAGGTATATCTTTTACTATCTCTTGAAATCTTTCAAAGGTAAATATATCTTCTTCTGGTTCATATCCTTCAATAGTATATTCCCTATCTTCGCAGAACTGCACAAGATACGGATATAGTCCTAGATATATTTGATTTGTTTGTAGATTAAATAATCTGAGATATCCATCCCAAAATCTTTTTCTTACTGCTGGTATAAACTCGGCACCAGGAACTTTGAATTTAAAAAATTCAGATAGTTCTTTTCGTATTGAGTCTTCTGTGGATAGTTGTAGATAAACTTGATTAAGTTTACTTATTACGACCCTGCCATGAACTTCCGCCATTCTATAATATTCTTAATTGTTTGATGTTTCCATGTTAACTGAGAAACAATATCACTTAAATACTCTATTGTTACTTTCAAGTATTCTATCTTGTCATTTATAATCCTAATATCTTTATCTGAATCAAAGAACTTATCATAGTCTGTTTTCAATACAGTAAGTCCATCAAAAGGGTCAAACTCCCAACCCTTGTCTTCTATTTCTTCTTTTGAGAGTTTACCTGTATACCATAACCATTTATCTTTTATGATATCTTTTAGTTCATTCTCGTATTTAATTAGGGCTAGTTTTTTGTTTGATAAGAGTCCAGAGTATTTTGCGTGTAACTTAGGTATATGTAAACTAGACTTATCTAGTTCAATATCATCTATCTCGCAGTCTTTTTCCCACTCTTTTTGTATAGCTGTCAATGTTAAATTATCCATCATATAAAGATCATAACATAAGATTTGTATTTGTCTATCCTATTTCACTTATCTTAAAAAATGTGTATCTTAAAGTTAGCTCACATACTGCATATTCTACTTCACTTGCGTCTGTAACAAAGTCTATAGAACCTAGACTTGTAGGAAATGCATCTACAAATTGAATCTCAAGATTTGCATTGTTTGATGATGTATTGACTATCAATATACAGTCTGAATACATCTGAGAAAAGTCAGCATTACTAAATTTACCTGTTGATGTTTTTGTAGAGTTTACTAGTGATTGATAATCATCTGTATCAATACCTGGTCCTAGTTTCATAATCCAGTTGTATATCTCTTGATAATTTTTCATATCTTCATCAACTATAAATCTTACAGTCAATGGGTCAAAAGTTATTTTATCACCTGGAACTAGTGACTCTACAGCTAGAGGTGTATTGAATGTAGCCTCACTAAAGTTAATAGAAGGTAAAGTCGCACCTACACAATTATACCTAGTCTTGGGTATCTTCTCTATCAAGAGTTCAAAGTTAACTGGTGATAGATAGTTTAAATTTGTAGGTTGATTTGCTTGCCAATTTGCTGTTGCCATACTGCTATTTATAACAAAAAAAAGGGGAGATGTTGAGTCTCCCCTTATTTAGATATTCAAGTTATGCAACCCACTTTACACCACGGTATATACCGTTTTTTGGTGCTTTGTGCTTAGATACTTGAGCATCGTGTTGAACTCCTCTGTAAATACCAGCTTGAGGTTTACTTTTCTCTTGAACTGTATTTTGTGGAGTTTGTTTGATACCTCTGTAGTAAGACATTGTATCCTCCAGTTTTCGTTTCGATTTCGTACATACGGAACTAAGCCGTACACCCTTCTCAACGCGTTCCTTCGGAAACTTTCGGTCTCGTTCCCCTTGCGGGTACTTGCTTGCCTATCCAGACAGGATAGAGGTTTTCAGGTTTCTTACTTCCGACTCCTTTCGGAGTTGAACGAATGAATACTAAGTATTCATAATATATTTATATAAAAAAAAGGCCTCATTTCTGAGGCCTTTTAAAAAGTCAAAAACTTTTATTTTACAGTAAGTTAAGAACTTCGAAACTTCTGTAGTATTGGTTAGTGTTGGAAGTTGCCAATCCACTAGCTGGTGCTGAACCAACGAAAGGATTAGATACCATTCCATATCTAGTTTTGAAACCAATTTTTGGTTGGAAAGTATTCTCTCCAACTGCTCTGACCATTTGTAATGGAACATATGGACAATAGAAAAGACCAGCGTCAAACGGATTTGAACCTCTGTATCCTACTGTTACATATCCTTCACCACCTGTTACACCTGTTGGTCTCTGTGAGGCCTTGGTGTAGTATGGGTCAATGTATACTTTCAATGAGCCGTTTAGAACTCCAGCGAAAGTATTACCAGTGTCATCAACACTTAAATTAGTGCTTAATGCTGGTGCGTAATCTAATACTCCTGCCATTGCAAGTGCTGATGCAACATCACTTGAACAAAGGATAAAGTTACCTTTACCTCTTCTTGTTTGTCTTGCGATGATGTTCGCGTTTCTTTCAATGTGGAACATTAAACCTTTGAATTTCTCAACTGACCATCTACCAGATGAATCAACATCTAAGTTGAATTGTCCGTTAACACTTGAACCTGAAAGGTTAGCTTCTGATTGAAGTCCTTCAATCTTAGCTTGTGAGTTAACAGTTCTAACAACTTCTCTGTTTATTTCTGCTAGAATTTCAGAAGAAAGAATGTTTGCTAATTCTGATTCTGCGTCAAGACCATGAATAGCTTTAAGGTCTTGTGCAAGCTCTATTGTATACTCGGCTTTTAGCGCTCTGCTTTTAGCTGTAACTGTGGCTTTCTCGATAGAGAATGACATTTCAGCGATTGATGAATCTACCTCAGCGACTGCTGTAGTATCTCCAGCACCTGTAGTATAAGCCGACTGTATAGCCGTATTAGCTGAACCTGACTCGAATGGGTCTGTACCTGCGTGTGTACCTGAACCTGAGAAGTCTGAATCTGCTTCGTTATACAAAGCTTCTGTTCTAGCTAGAACAGATGAATCATCAACATATCTTGCTTTCATTGCGAAAATAAGACCTGTTGGACCACTCATAGGTTGAACACCACAAATATCATACGCCACTAAGTTTGGCATAGCTCTTCTTACTAGAGATATAAGGATTGGGTCCCAATTTGCTGCTGTTGCAGAAAATCCGCCTGGTGCACCAGCAACAGTACCTTGACCGTCACCAAATGCTTCGTTAAGGGCTCCTCTTTCTTCCTTGATTGCTCTCTCTTGGTTTTCAAGAATAACAGAAGTTACTGCTCTCTTGTAAGAGTCTTCAATCTTAGGAAGGTCCTTATGCTCTAATACAGGTTGCCATTTCTCTTGTAATGATTCTGACATAAACATTTTTGTTTATCTCCCCCTATTATACAAACTATTTAATATCAACAGTTTGTGATTTACTTATTGCGGCAGAGTATCTTCCCATGTCACCTTCTAAAATAGTTTCAGTAGGTTCTTCGAAAGATGCTTCGTTGTTTGCCACACTCTCTGCGTCTGAGACCGCTTCAGCCTTATCAGATTTGAAGTAAGACTCTTTGATTGTAGAAACCTTTTCAACAAAGTTTTCTTCATTTTCGTAGTCTACATCTTCTGCTAAAGTTTTTAGCTTCTCGACTTCACTATCAGCTAGACCTTCAGAGGCCTCTCTAATAATCTTCTCACGCTTCAGTTCTTCGATTTCTTGAGAAAGTGTAATGTTATTAGCAACTTCTTCTGATAAATCGGAATCCAACTTATCATTTCTAGAAGCTAACTCTTCGATTACATCAAATTTCTCTTCTGGAACTTCCACATAATGTTCTTCAAATAGATTTTTCAATCCATTAATGAATCCTTCGGTGAGTTCGGATTTTAATCCTCTCTCGATTGCTAATTCATTTTCTGATACCCATGATTCAGCAACATATCCAAGGTACTCGTCTACCTTTTTAGTTAAATCTTCTTTGATTTCTTCAATAGCTTCTCTAGTAGATTCCTCGTACTTAGCTTCTATTTCATCAATAGATGATTTTACTTTGCTTGAAACAGCGGCTTCGAAAATTGTTTTAGCCTTGTTCTTAAACTCTTCGGTTAAGTCTTCGTCAGCGACTAAAGCGTCAATATCATCAGACATATCTACAGACTCGTCCATTTCGTCCTCGTCTTCTTCCTCGTCTTCGTCAACATCTTCGTCTTTGTCATCTTCATCATCTTTCATTTTCATTTCAGACTTGGCTTCAGATTTGACTTCTTCGTCCTCTTCATCTTTGTCCATATCTTTCATTTCTTTGAAAGCTTTCATGATTTCTTCTTTGCTTAACTTCGAAAGCGTTTCTACCATGCTTTTAATCATGGCGTTTCGACTTAGTGACTCTGATTTCTCGTCTGCATCATCTTCGTCTTCTGACATTTTATACATGGCCATTAATTTTTCCATATGTTTCATGTCCATTAATTTCATTGCGTTGACGACTTTTTTCATCATCTCTGCTTTGGACATTTCTTTGGACATCATTTCATCCTTTTTCATCATTTCGTCTTTGCTCATCTCGTCTAGAGACTCGTCTTCGTCATGATCTTCGGATTCCATGTTAACGGCTTTTTTGTCATCTTTTTTGGTTGCGCCATCTTTGACCTCGTCGCCTTTATCTTTAGGCCCTTCACCACCTGGTGCTTTGGCCTGTTTTACAGCGTCTCCAGCTTTATCAGCTGCATCTGCTGCTTTCTTTTCGGCGTCAGGGTCTGGCTTTTCAGAACCTTTTGCCTTTGGCTCTTCAGCCTCTGACAAAATACTCTGTATTTCTTTTTCCAAGTTTGACACTTTGCTCTCCAAAATTAATATTATTAATTTAATTTAACCTTATAACTAAGTATTTATAAGATTAAAGTTCTTCAAGGAACGATCTAAATACATTTAGTTTCGTTTCATGAAGCTTTTTAGTCTTCGCTCTCTGTATTTCGTGTTTCCACTCTTCTACTTTACGAGCTTTGAAGACACCGTTATCCCAAATCCATTCAACACCTTCCATGATACCATCTACGAAGGCATCTGGTGCTGATGGGTCTGCGACTATATCAGCTGCTGTCGCTAACTGAAAATCGTTTTGAACTACATTGTTACCTTTCTTATCGGCTTTCAATGAGCCCATTCCTCTACTTGATACACCTAATTTGGCACCATCATCAAGTAGATTTTTGACTATTTCACCCATTGGGGTGCTTAAAATCTTTGCTTTTCCTATGAAGTTATCTCCGTCTTCATATAAATCTGTTATTAAATGTGAGGCTCTCTCTAAGTTAATTGTTGGGCCTTCTGGATGTCCTAATTCACCATAGGCTCTGTTTTGTTTGATATATTGTTGTGAGTATCTTCGAACCTCTTTCTTCATCATTTCTTTAGGGTATATTCGACCGTTTTTGTTTTTAACATTCGATTGAAGCATTATACCCTCTATGAAAGCGTGTTTCTTTCCTGTTTTTGGGTCTTCTTCGACTAGATAATTTACATCATCTGACCATTGTTCTGATATAAGTTTCATTTTATCTCCCTTAAATTTTTACCTTTTTAACAGCTTTTATAAACTTTCTAAAATGAGATGGACTCATTGCCATGTAATCAGCAAATCCCTTAAATTCGTAATCATCTAATTTCAATCCTTGGTCGGAACGACTCGAAGATGCAGAACCTGCAACTCCTTTTGACACACCTCTGTCCACAACAATACTAATTCCATCACTATTTTGTATTATAAAAAAGAGATTATCTTTATCCATGTGTAAAACTTTACTTCTGTCTAAAAATCCTTCTTTTAGATTTTCTTCTTTAACATACTTCTTTAAATCTCTTACTTGTATGTTTAAAGTTTTGTTTTTTGGATGTACAATATGTGGTATTCCACTTATCATCTTTACTGTTAATTCTTGACCTTTACCAATAACTGACCCTCTGTATCTCAATGGTTTACTTAATACTATTGTCTGGCCATCTTTGAATTCTTGAATATTTTCTTCTTTTTGTTCATAAACTTCTTTAATAGTTTTGAATAAATCTTTCATTTTTCTCCCCTTTAAAAACTACCGTATATGTCATCATAATTTGAATATTCCCTTTTAGCTATAGATAAAAGGTCATCTAGAATTTCTCTTCTTACGACTATCAAACCAGACATATCATTTCTAATCTTGTGGATTGCAATTATATGATTCATCATTTTTTCGGCTGTTTTGTTTCTCAATATTCTAGCTAGAAGTAACACACTAGCGTTGTGGTCATTTCTATCAGTAAACTTTTCAATTTTATCAATTACTCTCTGGTCAAGAGCTTTCTTCTCTTGAAGTTGAGTTTCTTTTGATTCTCTTTGTAAGTCTTTGATAAGTTGTAAACCTTCTGAAATATCTTCACCCATTAGTTTGATAAATTGTTTTACACTCTTTTGAGCCTGATTCATGTCTCTGTAAACACCTAACTCGGAGGGTTCTTTTGCATCTTTTTGTTTAACATACACACGAACTTTTTTAGATTTAGGCTTTTCTTCGTAATAGTAAACTTCGATACCTTTCTTTCGGTCAATATCTTTCTTTAGTTCTTTATTTTTTTCACCCTTTGGGGCTGCTTCATCTATCAGTTCTTGTCTAAGTTCAACAAAAGTTTTCATTACTTTTCCTCTGATTTTTCCTCTGGTGAATTACCTGAATTCATCCAATCTAATTGTACTTCAACTCGCTTTAAATCAATAGCGTCAATTTGTTTTTCTTTCATGATATCATTAAAAGCTTCTCCAGCTTCTACATTATCATCACTAACAATTTTGTCTACTAAATCTCTAACTTTTTCTGTAGCCATTATTTACTCCTAAAATTCGTCATCATCTTCTGGACCACCTTCATCTTCTATCTGTTTGTCAATCATATTTATTTCTTCTTCTGATTGTCTTAAAACATTCTTTCTTACCCACCTTTGTGAGTAGTATTTACCGACAAATGCGTCCATATCGTTTAATGTGTTTATTCTTTCTCTGAGTAATTCAGAATCTTTTAACTCAACAAAATGACTATCTTTCTGGAAGTCAAATGATGCGTATTCTTTTAATTCGTCATACTCATCTTCTGTTACTACATTTTTAAGTAGTAACTGAGTTTTTAGCATATCTATAAACAATAAACTAAATTTAACTCTGAGCCTATCAACAAATCTAGAGAATTTAACTTCATCTCTAGTTATCTCTGAAGCTCTACCTAGTGAGAAACCATTATCAGCTTCCATTCTTGAGACAGGAACATTCAATGCTCGATAGAGTTTCTTTTGAAAATATAGAATATCTTCTATCTCTCCAAGGTTCTGTCCACCTGGTAAAGTAGTAATTTCTGTTCCTCTACCACCCTCTCTTCTAGGTAACCAAAAATCTTCTAACATATTCATATGTTTTCTATCGTCTTTAATCTCACCTGTATCTGCGTTATAGACTAACTTATTTCTATAGTTAGTCTGAACTTCTTTTAGATACTGTTCAGCTCTCGCCTTAGGTAAGTTACCAACATCTATGTAAAAGATTCTTCTTTCAGGTGCTCTTGATATTCTGTAAATAACAAGTGCGTCCTCTAACATTCTTAGTTGATTAGCAGCTTTTAAAGCTTTATGTAAATAACCAACAATGACTGTTCTATTATAGTCTAATAATCCAGATGTTGTATATGATATAGCATCTGGATGGATTCTGATAGTCTGACCTGTATTATTACCAGACCTATCATATCCTTCGTCATTAAATAAGTAATACTCGTTTACTTTCTTAACAACTTCTATGTTCGTTTTAGGGTCTTTCTCTTTATCTATTTCCCTAATTTTTCTTATTTTCTGTGGGTCTATAGGTCTTAACCCAACTAAACCCTTTTGTGGGTTCTTCTTATCTATCATCTTATGATAGTATAATCTACCATCAATATACCATTTTCTAAATATATCATGTGATAGTGTTTTATAACCAAGTAGTTTTAATATTTCATCAAACTCTTGTCTGATTTTTTGCTTGGTTCCGTCACCTATATTTTTTACATTATCTAAGTTAATAGCTATAGGAGCGTCTAAATCATTCGAAGAAATTGATTCATTTACTATATCATCAATAGCTGCATCAACTTCTGGTATGAGAGACATCTCTCTATATCTTTTAACTAAATCTGCCTCACTCTTGATGCCACCTTCCATGTCAACATATTGACCAATGACACCACCTGTCGAAGCAAATCCTCCCATCCCAGCATCTCTCGATACCTCAATGGCTGTTCCATCATTTACAGGTGGAACGAAGGAGGGAGCTTCACCCTCCTTCTTTTTCCTGTTTATTTCAAATCCAAATAATTCCATAATAAGTATTTATACTCCAAAAAAACAACTTATAATGTTCTTTCAAAGTGTGAGTAACAAAACTCTACATCAAAGGTTTCGATTGCGTCTCCACCTTCTGTATCAAGCTCTATTGCACCTAAGTTTGTAGGCCACATATTGAAGAACTCGTATGTTGCGATAACTGAGTCATCTCTACCTAACTGAGATACAGTTGCTCTATCGACCATGTATTCATATCCTACAGGACCAACACTTGAATCTTTAGGTACTATATCTTCCATCCAGGCTTCGATTTCATTTCTTACTGAAAATTCAGTATCGTTGTAGATACCTACAGTCCAGTTTTCGAAAGTTCTATCACCCGCTAACTTAACTGTTAACCCTTTGTATTTGATTTCCATAGGTTCAATAACTTGACCAGGTAAAGCTGCAGTTTTACATAAAAACTGAATCTTTGTTCCTGACCTTGGTATAAAAACCTCGAATCGGTTATTTCTAGGACCAGCCCCGATTAAGTTGGCCTTGAATTGGTTAATTGTTGCCATTCTTCACCCCTTATGTTGCTGATTCAGAAGCCCCACTAGCTCCGCCGTATACTTCTTCGAAGTCTACACCTGTTCTAGAGGCTACAAAAGTTAAAGTTATAAAATTGATACTTCTCGCTGGCTTCACAAATATTGAAGCTACAAACTGATTAGAATCAATCACTGCGCCTGTGTTATTTGTTTCGTCACAAATAACCTTAAAGTCATAGATTCCTCTACGACCTTGAACCTCTCTCAAGAAAGGTTCGATTGTTGCTCTAAAGTTAGCTCGTGTGAATGAATCGTTAAATTCAAACAATGAGAATTTAGCACTAGTGCTAATAGCTTTCTCAAGAACTATAAACAACCTTCTAACATTAATTCTACTGAAAGCAGAACCTGCGTTAGATAGTAATGTTTTGTCACCGAACAATAAAGTTCCTTGACCTGGGAAGGTAACAATAGGATTCACTCTTGCTTTATAGAGTTTATCTCTATCAGCTTGACTTGGGTTAAAAGCGAGCTTTGTAACTCCAAAAATTTGTCCTCTATTGTAACCAGCTGGTGAGTACCATGAGTCTTGAGCTAAATCGGTACCTGCACACAGCCCTGCGACTGCACCATTTCCTGGTACATACGCAAATCTGTCGTTATATCTATCGTAGATATACAACCAACCTGAATCCATAGCTGCATAAGATGTGCTATTGATTGTGTCAGCTGTTGATTTGACATTATCTGCTTCCGAAGAAGCGTTTACTACATCTGTTCTAATCGGTGAAAAGAACACCATGCAGTCTTTTCTTTTAGCTGCGATAGCTAAAAGTTGATTATAATAACTAGTTGCTTCTGCTCTAGTTGCACTAGCTGTTCCAGAGCCGTTGTCGGCCTGGCTTGTTCCTGATATCATTAAAGAAATATCCTGATTGTCAGCACTACCAAAATGT